GCCCGAGGAGATGGGGCGGATTTTTCTGTTTTCCACATAGTTAAGTTAGAGACTATGGAGATTATAGGTGAATATCGTGGAAAACCAAACCTTGAGGAATTTGCTTCTATACTGGACACTACAGGTAGAGAATTTGGCAATTGTCTTATGGTGGTTGAAAATAACAGCTTAGGAATATCAATCCTAGAAAAGTTACAAACTAGAGATTACCCGAATATATATCATTCGATAAAGGGTACTCACGAGTATATTGATCAAGTGCAAGCTCAATCTGTAACAAATTCTATTGCTGGTTTTACAACCTCTTCAAAGACACGTCCATTAATCGTTGCAAAAATGGAAGAATTCATTAGAAATAAACTAATTACGATATATTCTTCACGTCTTGTTGATGAATTTAAAACTTTTATATGGAATAATAATAAAGCACAGGCTATGAGAAGTTATCACGATGACTTAGTTATGGCTTTGGCAATTGGTTGTTGGGTAAGGGATACTGCTCTCACAACAAACCAAAGAGATTTAGAATACAATAAAGCAATGGTGGGATCGATGATGATAAAAAATAAAACATTTAGAACACAGAACCCCGGTTCCAATCCGATGCACCAAGGGCTGACACAAGATCAAAGAGAAATACAACAAAATTATAATGATTTTGTTTGGCTTCTAAAAGGATAAGATAGATGGCTAGAAATAACTCAAGAAACACAAGAAATCCGAGATCAGAATTATTTAAGTCTTTAACTAGATTGCTTTCTGGGCCCCTTGTTAATAGACGCAGCCAAACCGGCCGCCGTCTTCGTCGTCACCAATTAGACAAGTATTCAACTAACTTTACGTCTGCAAGCGGCAAAGAATTTAAAAAAAGTAGTTATAATGCTTTAGGCAATATGCAGCCATCAATGGTATCGGGCCACAACCGTACCGAACGTTATGTTGATTTCGACCAGATGGAATACACGCCAGAGATTGCATCCGCGCTTGATATCTATGCCGATGAAATGACAACCCACTCTGCTTTACAGCCAATGCTAAATGTTAAGTGTTCTAACGAAGAAATAAAAGCTTTATTGCAAAGTTTGTATCACGATGTTTTGAATGTTGAGTTTAACCTTTTTGGCTGGTGTCGCTCCATGTGCAAATATGGAGATTTCTTTTTATACTTAGATGTTGATGATGAGGCAGGAATTAAAAGCGGTATAGGTCTACCAATTCAAGAAGTGGAAAGACTAGAAGGAGAAGATCCAACAAATCCAGAGTACATTCAGTACCAGTGGAACACAGCCGGCCTCACATTAGAAAACTGGCAAATGGCACATTTCAGAATCCTAGGAAATGACAAGCATGCTCCTTACGGAACTTCAGTACTAGAGTCAGCAAGAAGAATCTGGAGACAATTAATTCTTCTCGAAGATGCAATGATGGCCTACCGCATCGTCCGGTCCCCCGAGCGCCGTGTATTCTATGTTGACGTTGGAAGCATTCCGCCTAACGAAGTTGAACAGTACATGCAGAAAGTTATGACATCAATGAAACGTAATTCTATTGTTGATGAAAAGACCGGTCGCGTCGACCTTCGATACAATCCATTGAGTGTCGAGGAAGACATTTATATTCCACAAAGAGGTTCTACCAGCTCAAGAGTAGAAACCTTGCCCGGCGGAGCCATGACAGGTGATATCGACGATGTTAAATATCTAAGAGACAAACTCTTCTCGGCGCTCAAAATACCAGCATCTTACTTGTCAAGAGGAGAGGGTGGAGACGAAGATAAGACTACGTTAGCCCAGAAAGACATTAGGTTCGCTAGAACTATTCAAAGACTTCAAAGATCGGTCGTTTCAGAACTAGAAAAGGTTGGTATCATCCACCTTTACACACTTGGATTCAAGGGAGACGACTTAATTAATTTTAAACTGCAACTTAACAACCCATCCAAGATTGCAGAGTTGCAAGAACTGGAACATTGGGATAAGAAGTTTGCAGTAGCTGGAGCAGCCACAGAAGGCTTCTTCTCTCGCCGCTGGGTTGCAGAACACTTATTCTGTATGTCCGATGAAGAGTTCTTGCGAAACCAAAGAGAGTTGTTCTATGATCGTAAATTTGATGCCCAATTGGCAGCTACAGCTGAAGCGATGCAAGAAGAAGCCGCAGGTCTCGGCGGTCTAGGTGGTGAAGAAGCAGGAGGTGACCTAGGGGGTGATCTTGGAGGTGATCTTGGAGGTGATCTTGGAGGTGGTGATGACCTCGGAGCTGATTTGGGAGGCGCTGAAGCACCAGCAGAGGAGGAAGAGGACGTCCTACTCGCTACTCCACCCGGACGACGGGAAGACGAGCCATCCTCTATATCGAAGGGCAACGAGTATTATCCAGTCAAGCCCGGCCGCTCTAAAAGCGCTGCTGGAGGATACAAAAGACATATCGCAGCTAAAACAGGTGCCAACTGGTCAGATAAGAGAAAGTATATTCCGGGAATGACGGGAACTGGTGGCCTTGGAGAACTTTCTAAGGGGATGTTTGAGCAGCAGCAGTCTAATTATAATGAACAAGACTTGCTCGAAGAGAACAGAATACATGCACTTGGTCATGAGGTTGCTAACTTAATAAAAGATTTAGAAAATTCGGAGTTAAATAAAAATGAAATTCAAACATAATAAAAAAAGAAATACCGCTTTTTTGTATGAAACAATGATCAAAGAGCTGACAAAAGCTGTTGTCAATAAGGATCTAGAGCGAAAAAACTTTATTGTTGAAACAATGAAGCAATACTTTAATTCTAATACACCTTTAGGCAAAGAACTTCGGATATACCGAGATCTAAATGAAACATCCGGTGTTGATTTATATACGGCGGAAAGACTGCTTGTAGAGTCTAAGAAAGATTTTCATTCTATGGATAGAAGAGAAATCTTTAATATGCAAACTGAACTGATATCTGAGATTAACAAGGCTGTTGGAAAAGAGGCATTTAATAATTTCGTACCCAATTACAAAAACTTGGCAACAATATACCAGATCTTCTCTAATCAAAGTTCTACTAAGGAGCTAATCCTATTAGAGAGACGAGTCTTAAAAACATTGGTGTCAAAACCAAACAAGGCGCCGGAGAAACAGATGCCTCATGTAAATAATCTGACACTCAAGACTTTCATTAAGAATTACAACGATAAATACGCACAGGCTATAACTGAAAACCAGCAAGAGTTATTGAACAAATATATCTTGTCGTTCTCAGACAACGGCCTAGAATTCAAGATTTATCTAAACGAAGAAGTCTCTCGCCTTAAGAGTGAGCTGGCGACCATACTAGAAGACAAAGATTTAACGTCGGATAGCGATCTTAAAGGAAAACTAACTGAACTTCAAGGCTTGCTAGAGTCTTTCGGTAGAACTAAGATCGACGAGAAGATGATTGTTAAGGTTCTAAAAGTGCAGAACCTCATTAAGGAAACCAAGGAATAATGTCAGTCTCTATCAAAATAGGCAAACCAACAGCACCTCCCGAAGAAGAGCCGGTTGTTACAGTTAACTTAAATATAAGAAAGACTTTGGACGGAGATCTTATGATCTTTGATCACGCAGATATTGATATCATTATTATGAAAGAAAAACAAAAGGTTGTTGCTTTTGCCAAAGACGTTATGTCCGAGGTCGTGTACGGAGCCCAGAATAGGCTTTTTAAATTTCTAATGAAGAAAGGAATGATCAGGGTTGACTCAGTTGTTGGCGGTTCTATCTACGGTTCGCTCCAAGCAGATTTATTGCCATCGCAAGACTGGAACAATATCCGTCTTGCAATCGTTAACATTGAAAAGTTTATTGACGAAGAACGCCCCTATTTCGAGTTTGTCGAAGACGTAGAAGAAATGCAAACCGATAGGTTAACAGATCCCGACGCAGAAGACTCTACAGAGCTTGGTGAGGTCCCTCACGAAGAAACGAAGGGTACACTCCGTCCCGGCTACAACTATGGCCCATACTGGCAATCATACACTTATGAATAGAGGTTAATATGGAATTATTATGGTTTTCACTTGCTTGCTACGGCCTGACCTTTCTTGTCGTGTACGCAAGTATATTTAACAGAATCCGACCAAGCAAGCAGTGGCTTTGGGGTTTCGGAAAATTGTTTCATTGTCCTTTATGTTTTGGATTTCACGCAGGCTGGTTTTTCTTCGTCATTAATGAATGGACAGAACTATTTACTTTTGACTACACCTTAGCAAACTTTCTAATTTGTGCATGTGTTGGAGCAGGGTCTTCTTATTTACTTTCAATGATTGTGGGTGACGAAGGCATAAAAGTTGACAAGGGAACATTAAAATGAAAATCTCAGAGAAAGAACTAAAACAAATTATTGTTGAAGCGCTCCAAGAAGAAGACCTTGACGAAGGTATCATGGATAAAATCAAAGGTGCCTATGGCGCTGTCAAAGGTGCCGTCAAAGGTAAGAAAGCTACAACTGACTCACCCGCAGAACCAGAAGAACCAGAAGAACCTGAAGAGGCCGAGCCAGCTAAAAACACTGCTTCGGGCTTGCCGGGAACTGCCGAATTTGATGCCGATGTATACGCTGCCGCTGTGCGAAAATACGGAAAAGAAGTCGCAGATCGTAAGTATGGTAAACCCGAGGTTGAGAAAGCAGCCGCGGCCAAGGAGCCGGAAGCGGCACCAAAAGCAGCCTCCACGTCAGCAGCCACCGAGGAACCAGCAGCCACACCATCAGCCGCAGAAGAAAAACCACAGATTAATGTTTTCCGAGGTAAGGGAGGCAAAGGCGTTCAATCACAGATGGCTAAAGCTGGAATCAAAGGCAAAGACATGAGCCGAATTATGAAGGGCCTTAAAGGTGACCTAACAGGAGCCGGCTTTGAAGTCTTGGAAGAATTAGCCGAGGCAAAGCGCAGAGAAATAGCTTTAAACAAAACACTAACTGCAATTGATCAAATAGCAGATCCTGACCAAAAAGAAGCCGCAAAGAAGATTATTGTCAATCTGCTTAAGAAGAACAAAGTTAGGGTGTCGGATGCTAGGCTTGGACGAGCAAAGCCCGCCAAACCAGCCGCAGCACCAGCAGCCAAACCAGCCGCTAAGCCAGCCGCTAAGCCAGCCGCTAAGCCAGCCGCTAAGCCAGCCGCTAAGCCA